AACTCTTGCACAAGCTATGAAGGCACAAAACATTGCTTCAATGGAAAGATTTATTACTTTTACAGCAAATATGGCACAAGCTGTTGATCCTGTTCTTTTGAAAAAAATCAGAGGGGAAAATATGATTGATGATTATGCTGATTTTGCAAATATAGATCCTAATCAAATTGCTCCTAATGAAGAATTGGATGCGTTTAGACAAGCTCAAGCTGAAAAACAAGCACAAGCCGAACAGATGCAGCAGCTTCAAGCAGGTTCAGAAATGATTAAAAACATTGGTGGCACAGACAGTTATGGTGCAGAGCTAATGAAAAGATTGGGGATGGGTTAATGTTTCAAGGAAAAGATTTGGATAACCTTGTTAAAAATGTTTCCAATGATGAGGATGGTTTTAATTTTATTCATTACCTCATTGATGATTTAGGAACTTTTTCAACAAAAATCAATGTTGTTGATGGCAAGCTGCAAAACATTGAAAAGGTTGTCAAGAAAGAAGTAGGTGAGAGTATTCTTGAACTTTTAAGAGTACATAATTTTAAAAAATATTGTGAATTACAAGAAAGAAGGAGTAACGACAAATGGCAGAAAACATTGAATTAGAAAATGCAGATTTAGGCACAGGGGCAGAAGGTACTGATACAGGTGCTCAAGATGATGCAGGTAAAGCTGCTGATGATGCAGGTGCAGGTTTAGGTGGTAAAGAAGTAGATGCAGCAGAAGGTGCTGATGCAGGCAAAAAAGATGCAGGTGCTGATGATAATGGAATTTATGGTTCACCTGAAACTTATGATTACAAAGATGTGAATATTCCTGATGATTTTGAATATGACAAAGATATGCTCAAAGAGTTTGATGCACTAAACAAGGAAACTAATCTGTCGCAAGCTCAAGCGAATAAATACATGCAGTTTGGTTTAAGACTTGCTCAAAAATACAATGCAGATTTGCCAAAAGTATTAGAGCAGGTACAACAAGCGAAAGTTGCTCAATTCAAACAAGCTATGAATACAGATGAAGAAATTGGTGGTGGTGATAAAGCTAAAATGGATGCTTATCTTGATGTAGCCGATAAAGGCTATGTTGCTTTTGCTAATGATGAAGTAAAAGCAGCTCTTGCTGATGCAGGGCTTAATTACCATCCTGCAATTATCAAGATGTTTCATAGAATTGGAGAGCTTGTTGGGGATGATAAAATTCATCCTACAAAAACTCCATCAGGAACAAACGATATAGCAAGTGTTCTGTATGGTTCAAATTAAATTGGTAATTAAAAAGTAATAGATTGTAGTAAAAAGAAGGAGAAGAAAATGGCAACAATCGGACAAAATTTTTTGACTTTAAAAGACATGTACGCACAAATGGGTGGTGATGGTAAAGTTACAGCAGCTCTTATTGAGTTATTTGCAACTTCAAATGCTATCTTGGAAGATGCTATTGCAGTTGAATGTAACGAAGGCACAAACCATAAAACAACTGTTAGAAACGGTTTACCTAATCCACAATTCAGACAATTCTATCAAGGGGTTGAATGTTCAAAAGGTGATTACACTACTGTAACAGATACAACTGCAATGCTTGATGATTATGCTGAAATTGATAAAAAGTTAGCAGATATTAACGGAAACACAGCTCAATTCAGATTGAATGAAGCAGAAGCTCATGTTCAAGGTATGAATAAAACTGTTAAAACCAATATTTTCTATGGCTCAAAAGGCAAAAACGCATCTGCTTTTGATGGTTTAGCAATTCGCTATAATAAACTTTCTACAAAAGAAGGTGAAGTTGGCTATCAAGTTGTTGATGGTGGTGGTAAAGGTGATGATAATACTTCAATTTACTTTGTAACTTGGGGTGATAGACATACTCATCTTTTATATCCAAAAGGTTCAAAAGCAGGCTTACAAAGAACTGATAAAGGTCAAGTAACTGTTCAAGATAGTAATGGTAGAAACTATGAAGCATATCGTGATCACTTCTCTTGGGATTTAGGTTTATCAGTTCGCAACTATCGTTCTTCTGGTCGTATTGCAAACATTTCTATTGCTGATTTAGAAGCAGGAAATGTTGATATTATCAATAAAATGATTGATATGTATTACAGAATTGAAGAACATGCAACAAATGGTAAAACTGTAATTTATGCAAATAATACAGTTAGAACTTGGTTGCACAAACAAGCAATGGAAAAGAAAAATGTAAACTTAACCATTGATGAAGCAGCAGGAAAACCAATGGTGAAATTCTTGGGTATTCCTATTAAGCCTTGTTCTGAAATTTTGAACACAGAAGCAAAAGTTGCTTAATTAAACCATAAAGAGTTTTAGGCATTTCCTCTCTGAAATGCCTATTTTAAAAAAGTAGTAGATAAATTTATGAAAGGAAAATAAATTATGAGATTAGATAGTCAAGCAATCTTTTCAGATGCACAAAAAATTACAGGTGCAGCTGTATCAACTAATGTTGTAAAAATGGCAAGTACAGAAAATGGATTAACAGAAGTTGCTTTTGGTGCTCCTGTTCCATTGCTTGTTCAAGTTGTAGAAGATTTTGCAGGTTTAACTTCTTTAAAAGTTGAAGTTCAAACAGCAGCAACAGAAGATTTTGCAGATGCAAAAACACTTGTTGCAGCAGAAGCTCCTGTGGCTGACCTTGTGGCAGGTTATAAATTCCCTATTATTCAATTACCAAAAGGTAATTTAGGATATATGAGAATTAACTATACTCCAACAGGAACAGCAACAGCAGGTGCTATTACAGCAGGCGTTGTTGATGCTATTGATAATTCTTATCAAGATATGTAGAAAAATTGGGTGCAGGTGAATAGCCTGCATCCTCTTTTGTGGCACTTTTTAAAATAAGGAAAAGCAAAAATGGAAGAACAAACAGTAAAGATAAATATTTCCAATGATGCCGATAAGCCAAAATATGATGAATGGGAAATCAGAAGTGCTGCTGAATGTTTAATCAGAGCAGAAGAAATTAAACAAGATGCAGAGCTTATGGCTCTTGTAGCTCCTGAATTAGAGAAAAAATCAAAGGCTTATAAAGGAATTGCAGAAATTCTTTATGGCAATGGGGAAAAGAAAGAAGGTAATAATGGCAAATAAATTTACAATTAGAGTTACAAAAACAGCTTTTTATAATGGTGGTTTGGTTTACCCTAATGAAATTATTAAAAATTATAAAGGTGAAACTATTCCATCTTGGGCAACTTTAGCAAATGGCAATGATGCTCCTGTTAAAAAAGATGAAGCTCCTGAAGCAAGTATGCCTGAAAAATGTAAGCCTTGTTATGCAGATGGTAAAACTCCATCAGAAGCAGATTGTGCTGAATGTAAAGCAAAAGAAGCTAATGCTAACTCTGATAAAAAAGAAGATGAAGCAGAAGTTGTTGTAGCAGGTGATGGTGGTGTTCATGAAATTCCTGCTGATGAAGCAGCAAAAGAAGGTGAAGCAGGTAAAGATGAAACTCCTGCTGAACAAACAGAAGAAGCTCTTATGGAAGAATATAATGCTCTTTTAGATGAAGCAGTTGAAAAAAATATTCTTCTTGAAGATGCAGATAAAAAAACAATAGTAGAACAAATTGCAGAATTAAAAATTCTGTTAGGTAAAGAATAGGTAAGGATTATGTGTTTAATAACAAGTGCTGTTACAATCGGAGCTTTATCAATAAGTGCAGCAGTTGCTAACACAATGCTTGCTGTTGGTGCTGTTGCAACAGTAGCATCAACTGTGCTTGGAACTGTTTCTTCTGTTCAACAGGGGAAACAGCAACAAGCAATGTATAATTATCAAGCACAAGTGGCAGAAGAAAATGCAAAGATCGCTAATAAAAATGCTGCAAATGAAAGGCAAACAGGTATTGAAGAAGCTCGCTTGCAAAGAATGAAAACATTACAAGCTGTCGGAAGTCAGCAGGCTGCAATGGCTGCAAATGGAATGGATGTTACTCAAGGAACTTCTTTGGACATCATAGAAGATACTGCTGCTATGGGTGAGCTTGATGCTTTGCAAATTCAAACAAACTATGAAAGAAAAGCACTTGCTTATGAACAGCAAGGCTTAAATTTCAGCAATGAAAGCAGAATGGATGTTATTGCAGGCAAAAATGCTTATAAAACAGGAATGATAAATGCAGCTCAAACAGGTTTAAATGGTGTTTCAAAATTAACCAATGTTGCTTCAAAGTGGGTTAGTTTTGGTTCAAACGCAACAACATAATAAGGGAATTTTAAAATGGCATATTCAAAAGTAAGTATATTTAATATGGCTTTAAATCATCTGTCAATTACTGCTCCTATCTCAACAAACAGTATGAACACAGATAGTAAAGCAATTATTTTAAACAATTTTTATGAAACTGCAAGAGATGAAGTTTTAAAGGCTTTTGATTGGGGTTTTGCTAATGCTTATAAAGATTTGACTTTATCAACAGAAAAATCACCTAATCCAAAATTTCCTTATGTTTATGATTGCCCTAATGATTGTATTGCAGCTAGGGCAATTATTGATAGTATTCAGGGTGATGAAAAGAAATTTCAGATTATAACCAATTCTAATGGTGAAAAATCTTTTCTTGCAGAAATTGAATATGCAAAATTAAGATACACAAGAAGGGTTGAAAAAGAAGTATTTTTTGAGCCTGAATTTGCTATAACTCTTTCATATTATCTTGCAGCTCTTGCAGGTGAAACAATCACAGGGCAGCAGAAAAAAGCTGATGGATGTATGCAAAAGTATGAGTGGAAATTGAATAAAGCAAAACAACTCAATGCACAAGAAGGTGCAGCAGAAGATGAAGATAATTCTCAATATTATGATGTAAGGTAG